GAAGATAAGTTGCTCAAGCCAGTCGGCGGAGTCCAGCACCACGGTTCCAAAGTCATGGTCTTCAGCGAACAATGACCGGATCGCTTCCATGACATCATCATAAGACTGTGCCTTTGGAAAGGCGGTGACGTTCAAGGCGTCCAGACCTTCTTCAGTCTGGATGAACACCGGCCTGTCGGCCTGTGCTGCCCATGAAGACTTGCCAACGCCATGAGTGCCGTAGAGAACAATGCGCGGTGGGTGATTTACGCTTGTTTTGCGTAGTGATTTTAGGCTGATGGCCATTTTAATTCTCGTTCCTGGTTACAGTTACGGAGGTCTTTGCAGGCTCGACGGTCAGAGCCTTGCAAAAAGTTTTGTAGATTTCTGGTTCGTTGCTTTCCAGATAGCGGAGTCCTTTCAGTTCAAGTTCGGGTTTGTATTTGAGCGGCAGCAGGTTTTCTGGGATGCCGAGTTTGGGCAGCAAGTCGAAGTCAACCTTGCGATTGAGACGGCCCGTGAGCGTGACCTTGTAAGGTCCAATCTGGTGGGACTCGCTGCCTTCGGTCTTGCATGTGAGGAATGAAAGAAGCTCTTCCTCAAGCGCGAGACGGCGTTTGTTGGCGGCGGTTTCTTCGTTCTTCGCATCCATCCAATCGGACGCGGCGTCTTCAGCGGTACGGTTAGCAAGCGATTTGAGTTTGAAGTTCATGATTTCCTCGGTTGTTGTGGTTTTACGCTTTGACAAAAAGAAGATTGCCAATTCGGCTTGGTTCTGTCAAACACTATTTTCTCTGCAACGGAGGTTTTTATGAAGTTGAGAAAATGGTTAGACCAACAGAAGCTCACCAATCGTGAGTTTGCAAGAATGATTGGGGCTTCTGAGGCTGCGGTGTCCCGGTGGATGGCTGCGGACGAAGACAGACGCATCCCGCGCCATGAATACATGGCGTCCATACAAAAGGCCACAAACGGAAAAGTAAGAGCGCAGGACTTTTATTCGTGAGGGTCGTGACCTTCATGGTGCCGGGTCAACCTGTAGCGAAGGGCAGGGGGCGTGCCGCTATACGTGGTGGTCACGCGACCATATACACTCCCGAGAAGACGCGCCGGTACGAGAATCAGGTGGCGGCGTATGCGGCTGAAGCAATGAGACACAGCCCGCCACTTGGTGGTCCGGTTGAAGTTGTTGTTGAGGCGTTTATGATGGTGCCCCCATCGTGGTCGCTAAAGAAACGTTTAGCGGCCTGCGCGGGGCAAATCAGACCAGTCACCAAGCCAGACTTAGACAACATCGTTAAAGCGTTAGACGGCATGAACAAGATCGTTGTCGTTGATGATTCGCAGATTGTTAAGCTGACCGCCACCAAGCATTACGCAGAAACCCCGCAACTTATCGTCACCGTCATAGGGCAAGAATGACTGACTTCAACACGACCGCTACCCGGCTCGTAGAGCGGGGGTACTCGGTCATCCCCATCATCCCCAACGAAAAGCGCCCCGGTGAGTACAAGGGCGACCAATGGGTTGGTATGTCCAAGTGGCAGCGGTACTGCGACCGCCAGCCTACCAAGTTCGAACTGGACCTTTGGGCGAAGTGGCCTAGCCCGTCCATCTGTCTGGCACTGGGGCGTGCCAGTAATCTAACCGCCATAGATTTTGACTACGGCACGCCGGAAGTGCGCGCGGCCCTAGAGGCGTGTCTGCCACCATCCCCGGTTAAGAAGGTGGGTGCCAAGGGGTACACCGCGATCTACAGGGGCTTCGCGGTGGCATCCAAGAAGTACCTGCTGGATGGCGTTTCGGTCATTGAGGTGTTGGCCCACGGCAAGCAAACGGTCCTCCCGCCCAGCATCCACCCCGATGGCATGGCCTATAGATGGCTGACGCCCGATACCCTGGAAGACCTGACGGCATCTGAGTTGCCCGAGTTACCCCACGACATCCACGACCGGATTGCAAAGGCTTTGGAAAGATTCCAGCCAACGGTAGAGCCGCTCACAATAGACGGGGGTAATTTGAGCCGACTCACAATAGGCGGGGGTATTTTGAGTGATGGAGACAATGATAGCTATTGGAGAGCTATCAATGATAAGGCGTTGTTAAACCTAGATAGTTGGGTTCCTAAGTTGTTTCCAGGCGCAGGGCGCGGGGCTGACGGCGGCTACAGGGTAGACCCTGTATGGCGCGGGGTTAGTAAGATGACCAAGAAGCTAGGCATCCACCCCAGCGGCATCCGTGACTTCGGCACTGACCAAAGTATGACCGCCATAGACTTGGTTATGGCCGCTACAGGGGCCGATCTTGATGCGGCTACCCTATACCTTCGGGACTTGCTGGAGCCTCCCCAGGAGGCTGTATTCCAGCCTGAGCAGGGGTGCGAGGGGCTGTCTGTTCGTGAGATAGCGCCCGATATTATCGCCCCCTGGCGTCGTGAGTTTAAGGAGGAACCAAACCCGTTCCCGCCCTTTGATCCTCTGCCTCCGGTCAAGACGGACAAACCGGCCAAAAAAAAGGGGGGTTTTCCGTCTGCCCAAGGAGCCGTTGGTATGCTGGCCCAATACATCAATGAAACCGCCATTAGACCCCAGCCGGTGTTGGCCGTAGCGGCCAGCCTGTGTGCCATCGGGACGTTGGCGGGGCGGAAGTACCGCTCACCCACAAACCTGCGTACCAACCTGTACGTGGTCAGCTTGGCCGACTCGGGCGCTGGGAAGAACCATAGCCGTCAGGTCATCAGCCGCATCTTCAGCGACTTGATTAACTGCGACGACCGGCTCGGCGGCGGCAAGATCGCATCAGGCTCGGGCCTACTTACGGCGCTCTTGCGTAGCCCCAGCATCCTGTTTCAGTTGGATGAGTTCGGCATGTTTCTGTCGGCAGCGGCGGATAAGAAGCGCAGCCCCCGGCACCTGACTGAAATTGTTGAGCATATGACGGAGCTATTCACCAGCAGCAACGATGTGTACCGGGGTATCGAGTACGCTGACCAGCGCGACAGGCCGCGCAAGTCCATCATCCAGCCATGCTTAAGCATCCACGGCACGACCGTGCCGGGGCACTTCTGGAAGGCGTTGGAGTCTAGCAGCGCGGTGGACGGCTCGTTGGCCCGGTTCATCATCTGCGAGAGCGAAGAGCATTACCCTGACAGTCGGCATCCACCCGAGAAGGAACCACCTGAGCAGCTACTGGATATGATGCGGCGCATTGCGACACCCATCGGCGGGTCTTCGGCCATCCAGTTGAACGGCGAACATCCACCGGCTGAACTTATGACCGTGCCATATAGCGAGGCGGCAACGGTGTTCATCCGGGGACTGGAAAAGAAGACGACCGAGAAGCTGAACGCCGTGAAGGGCACACCTTACACCGCGCTATGGGCGCGGCGTGATGAACTGAGCATCAAGATCGCGCTCGTTCACGCCGTAGGGCGCAACCCGGAAGAGCCTGTGATTGACATGGTGGATTTTGAGTTCGCTTTGAAGATTGTCGAAAGCTCAATTCATCTGATGGTTCAGGGCATTGAGCGGTTTGTGTCGGACAACATGGCGGAGTCTTACAGCAAGCGTGTGCTGGAAGTGATCCGCAAAGCGGGCGGCGTGATGAACAAGTCGGCGCTGTATAAGCAGACGCTGTTCCTCGGAAGGGACAGGGAAACAACGCTCAAGGCACTGTTGGGGTCTGAGGATTTGATTGAAGTGATTATCCAGCCCAAGGGCGGCGGCAGGCCCAAGACGATCTACCGGCTACCTTCCGATGTGCCGTTCTGATAGAGGCCGACGCGATGACACTCGCGGATAATCCATGTCATCGCGTCTTGGATGTCTACGCCCGTGCGGCACCGCTTGGGGTGACGCGACCGCCAGTATCCGATGTCGGGGTATAAGCTGGTCAAGAACGCCAACCCGTGCATCTGCATGGGGCGTAGCCACTGAGTGCTGCCGTCTTGTCGGCGTATGATGTAGCGCCGCTCTCCGTTCTTTGTGACCGCTTCCACAAAGCCGAGACACTCAAACGCTGGAGCGTAGCGTTTAACGGTTATCATGTTACTCGCAGAATTTACGGATGTATTCCCTCTCCACATCTCCGTGGCTGGTGAATATATCCATCATACGCAGGATGGCGATAGGGATGGACGTTTCGCCCGACGCATACCGGCGCATGGTTCTGATGTCCACGCCAAACAACTCGGACAATTCGCCGCGTGAAAATTCACTGTGTTTGGCGCACCATTTATTGAACTTCTCTTTACTATTCACAGCTTATTTCCTTATAGAGTTTCGCTTCGGGTCCGCACGCGCCGGAGGGGTTCCGACATTCGGCGGTGGTTGCTAAGTCCGCATCGTCATGACCGCAGACCCCGGCGCTATCCACCGGCCAGACGGCATAGACGCATTTGAAGCAGTACAGAAACCTCTGGGTTACAACGCTCATGTGAACCACCACTCCCCGTCCACAATGCGACCGGCAACAGTGACCACCGTGCCAATGCACATGAGCAACCCCATCGCGTAGATTGTCCATTGCGCGGCGTCACTGGTGAGGCCCATGCGCCATGCGACCCCAGCCAGCCACTGGGAGACGGCGACGAATATTAGTGTTGTGACCATGATTAGGAACAGGGCGAAGCACAACACGCCGATAGATTGGAGGTCTTGTTTCATGGCTTTGCTCCCGTGGGCGGGGTGAGGGCCGCGCGTGCGAGTTTCATAGATTGGTTGTGGTGAACGTCGCCAAGATTATTGATTCGAATATAGTCGGCGGTTTCTTCGTACAGAATTTTCAGCGCCTCTCTCGTCCGTTGGAGTTCGCCCTGTAAGAAGGTGACGGTGGCGAGGACCTTGGCGTTCTTGAGCGCGTATGCGCGCGGCTGGTTCGCAAGGTTTTCAAACTCCGCATCCGTGAGTGGTGTTGGGTCATTCATCGTTCATTCTCCTAGGCTGTGTTCGTCATGACGGCTCGTTCTGCCAGCCCACTTCTTCGCCCAAGAGCTTAGTAAGTTTGTCGTGTGGGTCGAGCGTCAGGGGCGTGGGTGTGGGAGCGGGGGAAGCTGAGAGACGTTCGAGATATTGTTCAACTGCGTCACAAATTTCCGACGAGTTGTAGACCGGCTGCTTCATGGCCCGAGCGATGACGTTGTGCAGGTCGTCCCGTCGCGTCAGGGGAGTGGGTGTGGGAACGGGCTTCTCTGCTAGTAGTGCGAGGATCGCGTCAGCTACTTCGTCGGTGTTATCAATAACTACGCCGTCAAACGGGCCGTCATAAATCACCGCAGTTTTATCTATGACATCGACAATCTGCTCCCGCGTCACCGCCTGTGCTGGTGTCTGACTGGCGCGGAGGTGGGCGAGAAGGGCGCGGGCAATTTCAGCCGCTTCTTTCCTCGTCCCCT